TTCAAGATCGAGAATTTCCATGCAGAGTTGTAATTGTGGCATATAATGCTCAGGTACTTCACCGGGTATAATCTGTCGTTGTGGTGGGCATTTGATTTCGATGAGTTTCCCCGAGTCGGAAACGCCATCGGGACTTCCACCGAGCCATGTTTCAACCGGGTGGCCGCATAAACCGATTTCATGGACAACCTCGTTATATCGCTCCTCATAAAGAATACGAGCTTCGTCTTCATACAATTCGCCATGACGCGTGGCTTCATTTCCGAAGAAAGGTACACCCAATCCACATTTTTTAAGTAGAAGACCGTCGGGTGTTTCATACTTATTTTTTCCAATTGCAGTTGCGGCGTCACTTGCGGTGAGCATGGTTTTTCGCTGGTTTAACCATTCTTCCGACTTCTGTGGTGCATATTCCTTCTCGAGGAGTACTTTTACCTTCTCGTTCATTAATTGATTGTTGCTCTAAACGTTTAAGTGTTATTCTGATATGTTTGCTCGAGTAAACAGAACCTTTTTCCTTTTTATCGTTTTTTGTGACTCGTTTTCTTGGCGAATAATTATCGTAACTCATTTTGAATAATTGTATTTGTGCGATGACTTAGGTGGATAAAAGAATGCCTGTGCAGCATTTTGTTCGGCTTGTTTTTTATTTTTGGCACAACCCGATCCTAAGGATGTTCCACCCACTGATACATCTATACAAAAAACACCGTTTTCATGCGTTTTGATTGTATATAGGGGCAATTCTAATGCGTTTGACTGACAATATCTCATAAGATGATCTTTGAAATTATCATCTATCATGATAGACTGCAGATTTATATACATTGGGTTGTTGTATATGCGAAGAATGAACTCTTTCGCGTGTAACAAACCCATATCCATATAAATAGCACCTATGAGCGCTTCAAATACATCCTCTAGAATTTTGGGGTTGTGTATCCATTGATTTCGCATACCCTTTTCATCCATACGTATCCATTTATATAATTCAAGCTTTGACGCTATTCCCGCCAATGTCTCACCACGAACAAGTTTTGTACGCGCTTTTGTGAGGAAACCCTCTTGCCGGTCTTCATATTTATCATATAAGAATTTAGTAATCACGAATCCCAACACGGAATCGCCTATAAATTCTAACGTCTCAAAAGAACCCGTCAAACACGTATCTTCTTTCAGAGCAGATTTATGTGTAAATGCTTTTTGGTACAAATCTATATTAGATATTTTTGTACCAACAAGGGATTCGATAGTATTCCTATCGATAGTCATTGTTATTTAATGTAAGTGTTTATTTTTTAAGTATTTACTTGGCCACAACCTCGACCTTCGTATAGTGAGGGCTGAGGAACTTCTGCAAGTTCAGAAAGGTAACCTGAATGTCGGCCGGGGGGTCCAAGAGGTCGCGGAGCTTCTTGTCGAGGACGAGCACGCGGCCGTTATCAGGATGCTTGAGTCCGTTAGCCTTGACGTATTCGTTGATAGAACGAGTCACGGTGCTGCGGGAGACGAGCTTTCCTTCAGGAAGATCGAGGAAGACCCGAAGCTTCTCTGAAATCTTCTGCTCACGGTTAAATCCGTTGTTCTTGGCGCGGTTGGCGGACTTCTCACCAGTAGGATCGTCCTGCTTAGCCTTGATCTTTCTTACGATCTTGGTGAGCGACTTAAGTTCAGTACGGAAGGCGGCGATTTCAGTGAGGACAGATTCAATAGACATTGTATGTTACTTATGTGCTTCATCTTTAAGTAGGTAAAAATGTTTACATATATTAATGGACAGAAAAGTTTATTCTAAAGCTGCCGTCGATAAGTACATGAACGATAATTTATTTTTTAACGATGCTAAATTAAAAAAATATTTTGACAGGAACGAAGCGAGAGATCTAGGAAAATTTAGAAACAGAGTGAAAACACATTTCAATTCTAAATCTTTCGAAAAGTTTGTGTATGTATGTGTAACAGATGTTACACGTGATATTGTACTAAACACCGTAAGTGAAATAAGTGAATGCATGAAATCCATGGGAGATCTTATTATAAGTGGTGGTGAAGCATTCAACATGTACATGCCATATGAGAAAAGAGTTGTCACGAGTGATATCGATGCGAAATTTGTCCCTCGGATATCTTACGATGCGAAATATTTCGGTAAACTCCAGGCTATTAAGCTTATTTTATGGGATAAACTTGGGCAGATTGCACAGCGTTTGAATTCTCGGATCAAGAATCGAATATTATCGATGGATTCAAAGGTGTTGAAATATTTGGGTATAGGTTTTAAACAGAGTGGAGCATTTGTCACTCGAAGGTATACACTCATCAAGAAGAAGAAGACACGTGAGAATAACAAAGCCGGTAAAGGTGATGTATTCATCGATGTTGAACTATTCGCATTAGACACAAACATACGGTTTTTCTCTCCAGAAAAGGGTAAAATAGTCGATACGGTACTGGGGGGTTTGCTCGATATACCATTCATGCGTCCTAGAGAATTTGGATACGATGTTGTCAGAACATTGAAAAAGGGTATAACATACCGAAACGTAACGACCAATAAGATGATAATTAACAAAAAGGTTTTCGTTGCGAGTAAAGAATTTTTGATAGATGATATCTACCTGATGCACACGTTGAAACTTCGTCCAGAAAAAAAGGAAAAGGATAGGCAACGATTAATACGACTCGCGGGAATGTTTGTTAAGAATATAAAATCGACTGATTCGATAGAAACCATATTCAAACGGGTTAAACCTAAACTAAAAAAAGTTTATACAGCGAAAGTCACCAAACGACGGGACGTCTCTATAAAAAACGCACTTCGGGTCAACCCACAGAAATACAAACAGTACACGACAGAACCATCGAGGGAACGTTTATCGAAACAGATTGTACATGGAGTTGCACCAGTTTTACGTAATACTGTCGTCGAAGGTTATGAACGATCGAATGGTAATCAACGTTTCAACCTGAATAACCTTAAATGGAAACGCGCGAACAACAACTCATACGTGAAGAACGAGTTTCCGATGCGCCCTATACAGGCTCGAAATATACCGAAAAACCTAAACATGCCTGCTACATTGTATGGGTTTAGACCCAGAAGAGATGGTTGGGTTCCGAAACCACTTCTCGAACGTTCTGCTGCTATCCCATTTGTTGGTTTAAAGAGATGAAACGTATGTCATATACAAAATGATCTACGATACTATTTCCAAGGGTGAAGACGGTTTATACCACGTACACGCATTCACCGATGAACGTAAGCGTCAATTCGTTCAGCTGAACGACGTGACTGTTATTGACACTACCGACGATATCACAATCGACGTAAACGCGTCCGAGAAAATCGACGCCATTCACAACGCAAACATCCAGAACGCGATCGATTCTAGTGAGAACTGGTTCGGTAAAAAAATGACCGAAAAGACGATTCGCGCTGCTTATATGCGAGACGAGACACTGACGACTGAACGAATTGAACAGACGAAGATGTATGGTTTCGATAAAGAACCCCTTGATATCGAGTCTCTTCAAGTGGGTTCGAAATGTTCGGTGATTGTTGAATTTCACGGTTTATGGTTCGCGAAGAAGGCGTTTGGTCCAGCATGGAATATTGTACAGGTCAGACTTAATAAGCCAGAAGAACCCGAAAAGGAAAAATTTGATGATACTTACCCAGCAGAATACATGTTCGGGGATGATCAATGAAAAAAAATTGTTCGTACTATATAAAGATGTTTCCTAACAAGATGCTGAAGTCGAATGTGGTTCGCGCCTTAATCCTTATCGCGGTCGCGGTTGTCGTGATTGTCGTTTTGAAAAAAACTCAACCGACGTCTAAGTACGCTGTCAAGGAAAAGATGTATGCCCCTACTTCAGGTGCCCCCGCCCCCAAGGGCGTCGCAACCCCTAAGTCTGCGTCCGACTGTGAAATGAAAGCTGGTACGGGACTTGCGTCCTCCCTTCTCCCCCGTGAAGTCGCTTCTCAGGAGAACTTCGGTGAGTTCGCCCCCGAAGATGTCCTCGCTGGTCAGAACTTCCTTGAAGTTCGCGATCAAATTGGCATCCCCGAGACCACAGGTGGCGCGCTTCGCAACGCTAACCATTCCATTCGTGCCGAGCCTCCCAATCCTAAGGTGGCTTTCACGTGGAACAATTCCACCATCAGCGCAGATAACATGCAACGCCCCCTCGTTTAATAACTTAAAGGTATTTACCGTATTTAGAATACATGTCTAGCAATCAAGCAGAAGATCTCACACTCAGCGTCTCTAAACTTGTTGAATTGAATCAACAGATTAAAGAAGCCCGATCCGATATTAAAGTCCTGGCACAGGCAGAAAAAGCACTTAAGTTGCACATCAAAAAGTTAATGGTAGATAACGGCCTCGACGTCATCAATACCAAAACTGGTAAAATCACAGTAAAGAAAAGTGTCAGAAAGGTTGGTCTTAATAAGGATTCTATCAAGGACGGTCTTAACGTATTCTTCGAAGGAGACGATTCCCAGGCGGAGTCTGTATTAAAGGTTATACTCGAGAGTTTACCATCAAAGGAAACATCCACACTCTCCATTACGGGCTTGAAATCTAAAAAGGCACAATAAAATGGTTTGGTATCAGTACGTATACGAGGCTACGACAGGAAACGATGTTGAAGTTGATAGCGACTGTGAGTTTATTGGAGACGAACCAGAGCGGACGATCGAAGATTGGGAAATTGCATATTCGGAAGAATTGAATATGATGTGGGATACCATGCGTACTCTCATGTACGATGCACATATCGAACACCAGGGTAACTTCATTGATTTTGTTGATTTTTGTTACACGGAACATGACACAGATTCCATACGTACAACATGGGAATACCAGGAGCAGACAATATGGTATGAAGAACGACTTGTTCATATCTGGAAAAATCTCAGGCGCAATATAAACGATAATGGTCTCCATGAAGAAATGATGCGTGGAGCTAAATTCTCAGATTTCACATGGTTTCTGAAAAATATTATGTGTATATACTAAATGTTACCTGCGATCACTTCCAAGAAAGTGGCGATACCGTCCATCCTTTTCCTGGCGCTCAGCCCGGGTATGTTGCTCAAGACGAACGGCACCAAAGTGTCATTCAAAAACATGGGCACGGACAAGATGTCTGTGTTCTTTCACGGCCTCGTGTTCTTTTTGGCGTATTCACTCATCGCGAAAGCCATGGGTCTCGTCCTTACACAGGCCGATCTTCTCATGACAACTTCTCTGTTCATGGCTCTCAGTCCCGGCATGCTTCTCACGATCCCCCCGGGTCAGGTGATGTCTGGTAAGACTTCGCAGTTTGCGATTGTTACACACACCGTTGTCTACGCGGTGGTGTTCGCTTTATTGCGAAAGCAATTTCCTAAGTTCTATTAAGTGACAGTATGGAATATCTTGTTTTAGGTCCATCATCAATGGGTATGTTTGGGTTCATTGGGTCATTAAAAAAACACGAAAATAAATTAGAAAATATAAAAGAAATATCAGGCTCATCAGCTGGTGCTATATTAGGTGCGTGTCTAGCTCTTGAAATACCACTTGATGATGTACTTAGAAAATTCATGAAAATTGACATTGAAAGTCTATCAAAATATAAATTACGAACATTTTTTAGGAACTATGGTCTTGTCGATATGGAACCTGTACGTGAAGCGCTTGTTTCGGTATTCGGATCGGATGTGAAATTCAGGGATTTGAAAAAAAAATTACACGTTTCTGCATATAACTTAAATCGGGGGCGGACAGAATACTTTTCCAGTGATACAAACCCTGATATGTGCGTCGTAGATGCTGTATGTATGAGCATGTCAGTGCCATTTATAGCTGCTACAAGACAGTATGACGGTAATGTATACTTGGACGGTGGTACTAAAGAGGATATACCCATCACACCGTTTTTAGGAAAACCATACCATAAGGTATTGTCTTTCAAACTTAAGGTCAGAGAGCGTTATATTGAAAAAATAAACTCGTTCAATCTTTTTATTAGTACTTTATTAGGATCTATTTTAAATTTGAGAGCAGATATAGATACGACTAGATTATGTAAAACAATATACGTCTCTACAGGTGACTATAATTTATTTAAATTTGATATGTCGCATGATGACAAACTCCGTATGTTTTTCTTAGGCTTTAACGAATAGAATCCCACTTGTTACATTTATTTTATCTAGATATAACAAGATGGATGCGTGTGATCCAGATGCCAAGTCGACAAATATCAGGAAACTGATTAAACTTCACACAGGCAAAACCATATCTTTAACAAGAGATAAGGTGTGTGAGATAATGCACGATGTCCAGCAGGGTAAGTTACCACTACCCCCACTCGTACTTACACGAGATAAACGATACCTATTAGATCCTAAATCTCCACTCACTCGTAAGGATTATGAAACTTTATTCAAATCCACCGTAACTTCTAAAGATGTAAAAAGACTGGCGAAGAAGGTGGGTTTAACCGAGACGGATAAGACAATAGCCAGCTTGAAAAGTGCTATAGGCCGAAAGCTGTCGAGTATGAAAGTCCGTGAACCTATATTGTTACCGGGTTCTCGTGTATTCACAAAGGTGAAGAATGAATCTTTCATAAATGAAGAAATTGAGAACCGTAACGAGAACCGTAACGAGAACCGTAACGAGAACCGCAACGAGAGTCGTAACGAGAACCGCAACGAGAACCGCAACGAGAACCGCAACGAGAGTCGTAACGAGAACCGCAACGAGAGTCGTAACGAGAACCGCAACGAGAGTCAGGTACGGAATGGAAATGTAAACATGTCTAATAAAGATTTACGAACTAAATTAGCACGTAAACGCCATGAAGATCGGATGAAGAAATTCTCTATAAGTGGTACACTTAACGGAAGTTCGAAACTTAATGGTATTGCTGCGAATAGACAGAAAATGAACACCGAAATGCGATTGGAGAGGATGAAACTCAACGCGAACCGTCGTATTCGGGATCAGAAGCGAAATTTCGATAAACGTTCTTCGGAAAAACAAGTGATTGAAGAGCGTCGTAAGAGACGTGAAGCGCGTATAATTGAGACTAAAGTGCGAAACGAGTCACGTGCACGTATTAACGCTAATAGTAGAGCTAAGAAGGCAGAGGCAGCACAAAATCGTGAGTATGAAAACAAAAAACGCGCTCAATTGAAAGCGAATACGAACTCAAAGCGTGTGAAGAGTTTAGAGAAAAATTACGCAAACCTTAAAACTAAGGCGAAGAATACATTAAACAGGTATAATCTCAATAGAAAGCGAGCGTTTATACAATTAGGTAGTTCTCGGTCGAAAGTGAATGGACTCGATAAGAAGCTGAAAAGTGAGATAAAGCGTGTAGATATAGAACGTAGTGTCAGTGCGAAACTTCAATCCAATTTAAACGCGGTGACGATACAGGTCGAGAAGAGTGAGCGGCGTATTAATGAAATAGAAACAGAACGCGGTGTATTGAACAAACGTATAAAACTATTGCAATTAGACCTGGAAACTCAGAGTAAAAGTGGGAGTGTGGTTGAAGTTGCACGATTGACGAAAGAATTAAATAAGGCTAATGTCGAGATAGAAAAGTTGGGTAAGGAAGTAACTACTCTAATGAATAATACTGAAACAGCGGTCGCTAGTGCTACGAAGGAGTTGAATTTAAAGCTGGCACAGGCAGCTGAGAATAAACAGAAGGCTATTAACGGTTTAAGAGCTAATCGAAATCGTAAATTACAGATTAAGAATGCCGCACTCATGGGTGCAGCTCGCAACGCGAACGCCGCAAAAAAGGAGTTGAATGCGATCCGGTTTCAAAAAGAAACTGCTCTCGCGAAAGCTGCGACTGAAAAGATAAGTGCGGT